TGCTTGTTGTGGTAGCGGAGGAATAGGAGAGAGTTGGGGTCTGATTTGCGGTGGCTGTAGACTCCCACACGAACGTCCCAGTACCACCACCAGTGCTCTTAGCTTCCAGATGCACCGTGGCAGTTCCCAACTTGATCGCGCCGACCTGAGTTCCAAGGCGCGGGAGGACTCTTTCTGAATCTTCCGCCTTCACGACTAACTTCAGAAGGTTTCCTTTGACTTCCTGGATCCGAGGAGTATTGGGGACGACACCAGCCCATGTGGTCTCCTCAGTTCCAGGTGTGAAAGGCTTCTCCACTCTGTAAAAGGAGGCCGATGAGGTCGTGACGTCATAGATCACATCCTCATACTTGTACATGGGATCGAAGTACTTTACAGTCTCAGTACGCTCAGATCTCACAAAGAGTCCGGCATCATAGTAAATCTCCAGCTCAACGATTGGAGTCACGTGTCTGGTCGCTTCGTACAATCTAATCTCAGAGCCGTTGCGAAATGACGAGCTGTCCTTAGGGGCAAAGCGGAAGATGTCGCGGAAGGTCGGTAGGCCTTCAGACTGGAGGTTCCATGCAGAGCCCGTCCAATAGTAGACATAGAGAGTCTCACCCGAGATGAGTCTCAGTTCCGCGGTGTTTCCAGTGATGAGATCGCCCTCACTGACAATCTGACGCTGAGAGATGAGAAGGTTGGTGATCTCAGGTGATGTGAATGAAGGCTGATCGTTGTTGACGCTAAGCAAGTAGTCGGCATAGAACACCCTATTCTCCACCTCAATTGCGACGCCCGATGAAATAAGATCTGCAGGGTCCGTTGTAGCCGGAGTAAAGTCTCGAGTGACAAAGAAGTAGCGAGGAAGAGGAAGATTTTCCTCCAGGAGTCTCTTACACGCCGGGGTCACGTTCGGGCATGTCTTTGACTGTCGGAAGCATTCTTCCAAGGCGGCGGCGTCAAACCCGCCTTCGGGTCTATACCTCACATACTCCCCAATAGAGAACCGTGCCTTGTAACGGAACGGATGTTTTGAGAAGTTTGCTCTTCCCGCGCAGTCGATGAAAGGGACAATCTCAATGTTGTCAAGATACCCGTCTGCAACTAACGCGTCGTATGCTGCTTTGTAGTCCTGGTCAGATGTCTTACGGAATGTGAAAGCTCTGTTAACACGAGACACAACTCTCACGGCTCCTTTAGACTTGTCCAAGTAGCATGAGGTTGCAAGGCTAGTTGTCAACACCGCTGTTGGGTCTGGAGTCACAACATACTCACCGATTGCGTAGACACCGCCAACTTCTAGATCTACTAGTTCAATGGCATCTTCGTCAATATACCCGTTAGTCTGAGCAACACCCAGGTTGGTTGTGTCTTGAGTACGTGTGAATGTCTTCTTTACAACCCAGACTGGATTCCCGGGGCGGAAAGTCTGAGGGACAGCGAGCGGGAGAGGCGGGAGGTAAACTTGGTACTCGACATCATCGGCGTCGAACGCGATGATCTGAGGGTCATATTCACCCGCTGAATTGACCGCCGTGTACTCTCCTCCGAGTGTGAAGTCCGAGTAACCTTTCGCAGCGCTTAGGAAGCCTTGAGAGACAAGTTCTGACGGCGTAGCGGTCCCATTGTAGGAGAATTCTGTAAGAGCTACGTGCAGTGTTGCAGAAGATCCCTCGATCACTGAGACAACATCGCCGACCGAGTACACGCCGGGCTCAAGACTTCTGATGAGACTCAGATTTAGATCGCCAATGTTTGCGTGATAGGTCTTATCACCCGTCACAGGCGTGAAGTCTCTGAGGACGGGGTAGTAAAGAGTCTCAACCCCCGTTGAGTCTGCAACGAGATCATACTCCTTGACAGACGCCCCGGTCTTAAACGGCTTAGGAGCATTCAGTGTGAATGTCGCTGAGGAGATGTTCTTAGGCGTGTGATATACTCTGATGTTCGCGATGTCTGGATCAACGTACTGGTTGGTTGATCCAAGGACGGTCGGGAACGAAGATGTCAGCGCGGAGCTTATGTCTGAGACGTTCGGTGAGTACGACACGGGATAAACCGCGTTCGGTGTCATAATCCCAAAAAGACTATCTCTGATATTCTTTGAGAGAGTCTTCAGGTTAGACGCGTACGGCTTCTTCGGATCATACTCCAGTGAGATGTCAACGTCAGCATCATCGACTTCCATCGAGTACACAGTGCCCGTGAACTCTACAGGAAGAGACCATCTGATGAGATTCTGAAGAAGGTCTCTCTGAGCCTGCGTAAGAGGAGTCCCATCTGGGTTGAGGACAAAGAATGCTACTGACGGGTTGGAGCGGATGAAGTCAGCGCCGTAGCGATAGGCTTCCTTCTCTGACCGCCGAGGCAGCACGTTCACTGCAGCACCGGGACCCAGCGCATCTGAGAAGAAGTCAACCCAGTCTTCAGCCGAGACAGGATTACGGCGGCGGATGAGAGTAAAGAAGCGCTCCTTGACTTCGGAGAGAAGTTCCGGGTCCTGACCGCCTGTTGCCGGCTCAGGGTTGATGACTGAGATGACGCCGCTAAGGGACGTTACAGCGCTTGTGATTGTGTTTGCTGCAACGTTGGTATTGACTCCCCTAAACTGGGAGACAGCCTGCACTATTCCTGTTGACTCCCCGGCGGGGATCACAAGAGGCTCAGTTGTTACGAAGAGAATGGACTCTCCGCCGGTCAGGTTCGAGTCAGTCGCGAGCTGAAATCCTGAGAAGACCTCAAACTCCTGATCTCTTGGGGTGATCGTGAACTCTACACTTACAACACTGCCGGATCCTGTGCGTCTCTGCGCTCCCAGGAACGGGCCAATCCATTCAACAAGAACTGCTTCTGGGAACTGATTAGCGAACTGCAGGAACTCAGCCTGCGCGTACGCCTGTCCCTCGAGCAGAGCGACAATAGGAGACCCTGAGGAGAAGTCGTTGATAGTCGCGCCCGAGGCCTCATAGACTCTCTGGGCTGCTGCGGCGACTAACTGAGACTCTGTGCGCGGGTCAAGCTCAATAAGAGGCAACGGCGCGTAGTTCGGCATCAGAAGGTCCCTTCGTCAACTACGGGAAAGTTTGAAATTCGATCAGACAGGACCTTCTTTGTCACAACGTCTGAGTCATCAAGCTGAGCATACTTCACAAGGAAGTTCTGCGAGTCTCCACCCTGGGAGTACTTCGCATTAGTATTCCAGCTTAACGGAGCGTTGTACGGGTTGGTATTAGTCTCATCGCCAAACTGCACCAGGCCCATGAAGCTCTTGCTTCCTGTGACCGGGTTATCTCCGTAGTTTTGGTCGGTCCCCAAAGTGATGTAAACACCGTCAAGGCCACTTTGGCCGCCTCTCTGGACGTCGTTAGCGTTGATGGGTTGATAATGCCAGTCTGAGTCAGATCCGTCAAAACTGATATTCCTAGCGCCGTTAAGCCACTCAGACGTGACAATAACTCCCGGCCCAAAGAGGGTTTTAGCCATGTATGCTGGGAAGAGATTCTCTGCAAGTTTTACCCTGAAAACAAAAAGCCCCCGCCGAAGCGAGGGCCAAGAGATATGAACTGAGTGAATCAGCCGCGGGACCAAGAATTGACTGTGAACACGAGTTCAATCGTGCCCACGTCTCCTGACTCACGGTCCATTTCAGCTACGGTCAACTGCTGCAGTTGGCAGCCGCTAAGCGTATAGGAAGAACCGTTGGAGCTTGACCCATCGCAGGTTGTCGGTTGCACTGTGATGGTGATAAACTCACAGCTGTATGATTGCCAGATCGACTCGATCGTGGCGGCAAGAGTGGGATCGTACGGCGCAGCGATCGTAACGTCATCGCAGGATCTCGGACCTACAACTTTGTAGATTCGGTTACCTGTGCCGTTGGCGTATTGACCGCTCTCGGCCGTATCTACGATCCCAGAGAATGTCGTCCAGATTGTCTCCATCCCAGAGATGGTAACAATGAACGCTGACTTCGGGATTGGCGTGATAACGGGCATCGGAGATCCTCCTTAATAAGTTTACTAAGGTGGATCAAGCGAATACGTTATTGATATAGAAGCCGGAACCGAATGCACCAGTCGCGCCAAGGCCTGTGATGTTCACAGCGCGCTCTACGGTGATCTCAGCGCGCACCACACGGCGCTCGCGGATGTAGTACTCAGGACGGACAGCGGGAGTGCCAGTCAGCTGGTAGGTGTAGGCGAAGGCCGGGGTAGCGGCGTTAGCACCACCAGCGGGCATCACGGAATCAGAGGCGCTCAGGGGGCTGTAGAACAGCAGCATTCCGTTCTCGGGGAACACCGGGGTCAGGGTGCCGCTGGTGTCGAGCTGCCGGCCTTCAGCAACGCGGATGCCGCGCTCGAGGCCGAAGTAGCGGGCCAGCACGTCCACGTCGATCGAGTCGGCCGTGGTGAACTGAATGCGGTCCAGGATCGCGGGGTTGGTCAGCAGGCTGTCGAACACAGCGGTACCAATCACAGCACCGTTGGGGCGGATGCCGATCTGGTTGGAGACGGCGCGCTTCCAGTTCAGGACGTCGATGATCGGGTTGTTGCCAACAGCGCCCCAGTGAGCGGCACCAGCGGTCACACCAACGGTCGTAGCGTCAGCATCATAGGCGCTCCAGTCGGCATAACCCAGACCCAGAGTACCACCAGCGGCGATCACGCCTGGCTCATAGTTAGCGGTCGTGCTAACTGCATTAGCCACGGTCACTTCGTAGCTGTTCATCAGGCGGGACATCGCGTTGCGAGTCTCGATGGCGCGCAGGTCTACCTGAGCGGGGCCTTCACCGGCGTTCTCGATCACTTCCTCGGGAAGTTCCCAAGCGATCACTTCTTGCTCGAGAGCATAAGCATCGGTGTCAAAGCGGCTCTGAACGGCGGGGATGTTAGCACCATAAGCCCGACGGTAGTCCTGGATGGCAAAGGCTTCCTTGCCGAAGCGCAGGATCTTACCGGCACGGGTGGGGGTGTCCACCACAGGAGCGATGAAGTTGGCGATGCTGGTCTCGGGCAGCATGAAGCCCTGAGCCAGAGTTGTCAGAATAGGATCGACACCACCGTAGGTGTCACGAAGATTCATCATTGACTTTAAGTCTCCTTCTGCAGAAGGTAGTGAGACGGCTTGGACTTACACGGTAAACCGACGCCAAGCCTTATGGATTATGATCAGCTGAAGCTCACGAGAGCATACTGGAGACCACCGATGCTCAGCACATCGCGGATAATCGGGGTCGTGCCGTTCACGGTTACAGCGGTGGAACCGGCGGTGCCGGCGTCGGAGGCACGGCCGTCAGACAGCACTTCGAGAGCCGTACCCAGATCGTTAGCGGCCAGAGTACCGTCGGCTTCCACCAGCAGCAGGCCGCTGGTAGCTACCGTCAGCAAGCGCACTTCGTCAGTGGCGTGGCCGGTCGAAGGCTCGTTGTCGTTCAGGGTGTACTGAGCCACACCCACAGAAGCGCCGCCGTTGGACTGCTGCACTTGAAGGGGAGGGTGTGAGCCCGGAGTACCGGTCAGTTCCACGACACGGAACTGGTTCACAGCGGTGCCTTGAGCCACAAGGAAGGTTTCAGCAAAGCGGACGTACTGCTTGCCGTATACAGGAGAAGCCATTTTTTCTCAATAACAAAGTGAAGTTTAACACCCCAAAAGCGGAGCGGTCTTTCTGATGATTTACCCGTGTTAGCGATACTCGACGCGGCATCTGCAGCGGTCGAGACATTGACAACGGGTTCCTGGGATGGGAAGTGTTCCGATGGGCCTCCATCCCATGGCGTCAAAGGAAAGGCAGTCTTGGCAGCACATACGATCTCTCCGTGCTACCCGTCTCATCTCTCTTGCGCCTAATTCTTGTCTGCGGCTAAGAGCCCCGGCATTGTACCACCTATAGGCAGGTGTGACAAGGTAACGCCTTAACCTTTGTAGGATTCCGCCCCAAGTTGCTGGGATGGACTTTCCGGGGTCTGGACTTAAGGCTGAAGCAGGGATGACATTTAAGATCTTGTCTTTAATCTCTTCAGCTTCGTCGAAGTCCTCGGATCCGTACTTAATTTTACCCGTAGAGAGAGCTTTTTGGATGTCTTCAAAAAAGACCCAAAGGTACCTCATCTGACCCATTGCTTCCGCATAAGCGGTATCAATGAATCTTGAGCGTCCTTGAGAACCAAGGATCGTGGCCGCCAAAGAACTCACGAGAGTATCCTCAGCGGCCGCCCGCTTAAACTCGGAGAAGGTGATCTTTTCTTCTCGGAGCTTTCTGCTAAGCGCGTCTGTACGGCCTTCCATCTCTTCTTCGAGTTTATCGAGAGTGGAGGTGGAATTAGCTAGGCGCTCGGCTCTCTCTAAGTAGTCATCCCTGCGCCTAGCCGCCTGACCGATAAAGGTCAGAAGTTCCATCTTACTCGGCCGTGAACAGAACCTGCTTTAGAGCCTCGGCGTACTCGATGCCCTCGTCCTTGGAAAGCTTGAGCGCCTTTTGATGCGGGTCGAGCTCTTCCTCATTCACGAAGCTCTCGCCTCCGGCCACTTCCTCGAAGCAGACCTGGCAGGGCAGGTTCTCGAGGATGCGCATCAGAGGAGTAGCGGCCGACTCGCCCTCAGCAAACTCGAGCGTGCCGTACTCGAGGCCCTCCATGTAGTCCACGAGCTCCTCATGAGAGACCACAGCCTCGGTCAGGCGACCAGAATCGTAGAGGCCTTCAGCAAACTGCTCGAGGCGCATGCGGTTGGTTTGGCGCTCGGCAAACTCCGCCTGCTCACGCAACTTGGCGTTGGCAGCTTCGAGCTCCTCAAGGCGAGCCATCATTGCAGCCAGAGGACCTGCCTCAGAGTGATTCACGGCCATCACGCGGACCTTGCCGCTCTTGACCTGCTTGCCTGAACCGCCGCCGTTAGACAGGGTCTGGCACTTCTCAGGGAAACCCTTGATCTCAGGAGCTTTGCCCTTCTTCTTGCGGTCAGAATCTTGCTCGCCGTCCTTTGCAGTCTCGCCGTCAAAGCCCTTGATCTCGGGAGCAGTACCTTTGTCCTTACCTGAGAACCCCTTAGTTTCAGGAGCAGTACCTTTCATGCCGCGTCCAGTCTCACCTTCGGCGCCGGCCTTGCCCACTTCACCTCGCTTGGTGTACTGGTCGGTGTCCTCAGCGTGCTGCTCATCATCCTCATCAAGCTCTTCCTCAGCATAGCCGAGGTTGACGCCTTTGGATGTGGACTTGGTGCGGACGAGACCACCGGGACCATCCTCAGTCTTAGTCACTCCAGTGTCGGAGGAAGCAAGGGCGTCGGCACCGCGCTTTTTCTTAGCGGGCTCGAAGGTCGGCTCCTCGTACTTCTTGTCGTCATCCTCGCACTCGGGATCGCAAGCACCAGACTTAGGGTCCTTCTTGACTTTGGAAGCCACCGGGCCTTCGCCATCAACCGTCTCAGGCTCCATGCCCGACATGCCCTTAGGAGCGGGGGCCTTAAGGCCTTTCACCTTGCCGTCGTGCTCAGCAGTGGCCTCACCGTGCTCCTCAGAGTCGGGCTCTTCATAGTTCATCTTCTTCTTCTTAGAACCACAGCCTTCCTCGTACATGCCCCCTTTCTTAGAGCCGTAATCCTCTCCCATGGCCTCCTCCTCAGAGATGCCCTCCTTAGCAGCCTTCTTCTTAGCTGCGTTCTTCTTGAGAGCTTCAGGCAGGTTCTTGCCTTCCATCTCCTTGGACATCACGGAGTCCTCATCCTCCTCCTCATCCCCCTCCTCGCCCATCTTGCCGCCCTGAGCTTTTTTGGGCTTCTTTGTCATCATCATACCCTCAGCAAACTCACCAGCAGCCTGGGTCTCTTCTTCAACTTGCTCTGGAGCTTCGAGTTCTTGCTCCATTGCGGATTCTTCTGTGTTCATTTGAGCGCGAGCCTCATCGAGTTTTTCTTTAAGGATTTCAAGAGGGTTGATGTCCCGCTTGAGTGTAGGACCGAGTTCATCATCAAACACGGCTTCTGGAGCGAGATCGCTGGCGAAGTCCATCACCCCCTCAGCGTGCTCCTCGTAGGCAAAGCCCTTAAGACCTTTCACGGCCGGAGGCTGAGCACCGAGAAGAGCCACATGACGGAGGGACCACTTTCCAGGCTCAGGATTGATCTTCGACTCCGGAGAGTAGAATGATGCGCTGACCTTCTTGTAGAGTCCGTTCTTAATGTAGTCCTCGGCGAGCGGAGAGAAGTCAATCTCAGCATAGAGCCCGTCTCCTTTAAGCTTGACGCCTTTGACCCAGCCCCAGGAGGGGACTTTGTCATTGTCCTCGTGGCCAATACGAATCGGCGCTTCGTGGACTTCGGGGTCGTAAGACTGAGCGATTTGAGAGAGATCACTTGCAGTGAACTCCCTTGTGATGCCTTGAGCTGAGGTTTGCGTCCCAGCCTTAAAGATGTTAACTTCTCTGATCATTGTTGAGAGCTAGGACAGCCTCCGAAATGTTTTACCCGAGGTTAGGCACCCTTGTCGCCTAAGATTTCATCAATTAGCAAGTCAAGATTAAGCTCTCCGTCCTTTGCTGGTGCTTTTTCCTCTGGAGTTTCCTCTGGGAGTTCAGGAGGTGGGCCAAGTTCCTCACCCACCCCAGCTTTCTCCTCAGGAGTTGGAATGACTGGGAGAGGTCCTTTTGCAACTGTGTCTTCCTCCTCCTCAAGCTCCACCTTAAATGTGTTTTGGACCCATTCTCGAGTTGGTCTAAACCCGACCTTTTCGATCATAGTCCCGACATCGGTCATATTGAGAGTTGACTTCTCATCGAGCTTGAAGTCTCTGCGGATCTTAGGACTTACGACGTTAGTGCCGTAGTTAAGATCCACAATCCAGCGGACGAGTGACTCGTTAAGAGTCTCGCAAAGGAGCTCTGACAGCTCCTTGGCTCGGACCTCACGGACCTTTAGCGCAACCTCAGACGAGGCCCGCGAGCCAGAGTCCACATTACCCGTCTCATCTTCGCCCGTAATCAGCATGTTGATCTCTTTGATCAAAGAGTCGCGGATCGTGGTGAAGGTGTCGGGAGACCCAGCTGGGTTAATAAAGTCTAAGTCATACCCTTCTGGGAGGATGAGAGCCGTCTCCTGAGAGAGGTTCTGAAGGTGGTTGTAAAGCGTGTCAATCTCCGTTGTGGTTGCGGAGAGAGGAGCTTTAGCGACAGCGGTTGGATTCGCGAAGCGGTCAGAGTACAGGAGCTGAGACTCCAGCGCTCGCCGCTTAAACTTAATGATCGGGTAGAGGATACGGCCAAGACCACAACCGTACGGGTCGCCGTTAGCTTGGGCCCAGTAGCGGAACACAAGGAACTTTCTTGCGGGCAGCTCGTCTCCGATGTACATATTCTGCCGCGTCACCATTCTCATGGTGAATCCCATGTCGGCCCCCTCACTCTCTTGGAATCGGAAACGCCTGGGATCTCTCATCCGCACGTCATACGCTTTAACACCCGAGGCCGTCCTGCGCCACATGACTTCTCCAACCGAGAATCCAACGACATACGCCTCAAGCAATCCGCGGAAGATTTCGTCCATCGGAAGGTCTTGGATCTGCTCCTCAACGAACTCCTTGACTGCAATGTCACCCGGGAGGTCGGAGGCGGCTTCAATAACGAGGTCACGTGATGTGATCTCTTGAGAAACTTTCAACCAAGCGGCTTGAACATTAGAGTCAAACAGCAACCGCTGGTAAATGTTAAGCGCTTGGACACCGCCCTTTTGAATGAGAAGATCATCTTGGGGGCGAACGAGCGTGTCGTACGAGCCGCTAGTGGGAACGTGCCCGTACGCGATTGACCAGAGGTACGGGCTTCCGGTGTACTGAGCAACCTCACCTTTGGGAATCGGTGGAATGCTGAATCTCTTCGCCATCAGATCACCAGAGACAGGTTGAGTGGAGGTTGAGGATCCCCATTCAGGGTGTACGCGATCCTCACCGCGTAGAGGCCTTGATCCCCATTCTCAAAGTTTCCAGTGACTTCGAGGTTCTGTGCCTCGGGGACTTCTTCAGAGACAGCTGCTGAAATCTTAGCGTTGATCTCCGTCGGCTTAAGCGTCTCAAATGTGTAATCTTTAAGACCGTAGTCCGCACGCATCACGCGCTCAAACGGACGAGTCTCAAGTACTGATATGATATGTTCTTCAACTAGAGTGGAATCTGTGGACACCGCCAAACGGCCGTTAGCGACTGTGAGTGGGTACGTTAGACCACGAATGAGCGTCATTACTTCAGATCTTGAATCTTCTGGCTATCTCAGTGTTAAGTCTTCTGACAGACTTCTCCCAGTTGGTAGGTCTTGACTCGGTAAGGAGGTTGACTTTTTCTCTGAGTGCATTTAACGG